ATAAAAAGTGAAGAGGGCAAGGCAAAAATCCAAGTTCTAGCAGATGATTTAGCAGAGATATTTGTGACCAATATTTCTAATTATCGTTCTGTTACTACAGCAGAAGTAAAGCAGAACTTTGGAAAAGGTGACGTGATGATTGCCTCTAAGGCATTAGAAGCAAACATGATAGACAAAATAGGCACATTTGAAGTATTGATAACACAATTACAAGGAGAAAGTATGGCAGACAAAGAAGAAAAACCAGTAGTAGCTGTAGTAACAGAGAGTGCATATACATCTATGACACATGAAGATTTTAAAACTTCTCACCCATCAGTTTATGCTGAGATATTCGATTTAGGAGCTACAGCAGAGCGTGAGCGTATTGAGGCGATTGCAAATATTGATGCTCCTCATTACCAGTCGTTAATTACTAAACACATGTTTGATGGAAAAAGCACCGTAAATGATGTAAAAGTTGCTCTGTTTGATGCGAAAGAAGATGCAAAGAGTAAAGCAAAAGCCTCTTTTGCTAAGGGTGGGAAAGAGACGGCTGCTGCATTGGCGAATATCTCTACTACGCATACTGGGAATATTGGTGATACACCAAAAGCAGAAAACCCACTAATGAAGCACATAAAAGGAGCTAAGTAATGAATAGAGAATTTAAATCTGAAAACTTAACGGTAAGTGGTCCAATGACAGAAGCAGTTGAAGTTGTAACGCTTAAAGCTAGTGAAAAAGTAGTAAGAGGTGAACTCTTAGCTAAAGATGGAGCTGAATACAAGTCATGGACAAAAGGGGATGATGCTTCAAGAATTGCAAGTGAAGATGCTGATGCTGCAGATGGGGATATAAATATTTCTGTTTTTAAAGGTGGAAACTTTAATGTAAATGGTTTAACCGTACCTGATGATACAACGGTAGCTGATTATTCAGATGAGCTATGGCTTAACAATATCCATGTAGAAACAAATATTAGTAGTGGTGCATAATGGAAGATTATGATATTTTTGACAGAGTAAACATGAGTGAAGCAGCTTCGGCTGTTTTAATTCCTAAGGCTGGACTAATTGACCTTTTCTACGGTCATGCTCCTGTAAACACTTGGGATACACAATCAATAGATGTAGAAGTTCGTAACGGAACACGTGGCATTGCCAAGTACACTAAGCGTGGTCAAGAGGGTACTAAGGTGGAGAGTAAGGGTTACAAGATTGTGAACTTTAGACCTCCGTACATAGATGAAGAGAAAGCTACTCGTGCTTCTGAATTTCTAAAGAAAATTGAGGGCTTAAAAGATGAAGCTAAGATTGAAAAGCAAAAATCAAGAGCTGAAAATAAACTAGTCCAAGACATCACCGAGCTAAAAGAACGTGCTAAAAGAGCAGAAGTTAAGCAAGTGGCAGATGGAATTTTAGAGGGCAAGTTAACTGTAAATGAGAGTGGAGTAGAGCGTGAGATTGACTTTAACATGCCTGAAGCACACTCTATTGTTTACGGTGGCTCTGACTTGTGGACTCATGAAGACTCTGATCCGATTGAAGACATCCGTCTTTGGCGTGAAATGATTCAAGAAAACTCTGGAAAAGACATTGATGCTATGGTCTTTGGTAGAGATGTTATGAATGCCTTTGTTGCCAATAAAAAGGTTCAGAAGTACTTTAACAATCTACGCATTACCATTGGTGAGGTTAAAGCTGAAAAACTTGGAAACGGTTTAACACGCTATGCAGATGTAGAGGGTGTAGAGCTTTATACATTTACAGAGTGGTATTGGGATGAAGATGCTAAAGCAAACAAACCTGTGATTCCTCATGACAGACTCATCTTTGGTGCAACCGATGCAGATGTTTCTGTAGAGTTTGGATGTGTAGAGATGGTAGATGATGAACATGCATGGGTAGATGAAGCTGACTACTTTGTAAGTACATACACAACCACAAAGCCTAAAGCAATGATGGCACGTTTAGAGACTGCACCTCTGTACTGCTTGAAGCAGTCAACAGCATTTGGTAATGCTAAAGTAGTTTAATATGACTGTTGAATTACGAAAATCTACTAAATACAAAGGTAAAATCCTATCTCCTGGTACTCATGATGTCATTCAAAAGAGTGCTAAGGAATGGATTAAACTTGGCATTGCTGTAGAAGTCTCTGTTACAAAAAAGGAGTCTAAAAAGATAGGCAGTTTTAAAGAAGACGAAAAGAAAAAAACTCTTCAAGATGAAGTGGAATTACCCAATGTTGACTTATAAGACTAGATGACCTTTGATGAAATGTTAGATGATGACCTAGGTGGAGTTTTCTTTGACAAAGAAGAGTTCACCATAGAAGTTCATCTAAATACCGAAGCTGAACCTCTTATTGGAATTTTTGATGAAAAAACAGAAGTTATTTTTGATAGTTCTTCAGAATATGGAGAACTGTCAGCATTTGAGCCATCTGTTTTATTGAGGCTTGATGATGCTGACAAAATTAACTATGAGAGTGAAATAACAATCAATAACCTAAGCTACAAGCTTAGGGAAAAAGACAAAGAATTGGACACAGTCCGACTATATCTGGAGAGAATGAGGTAAAAAGATGAAGATAAAAATGATTAAAGATTTCAGTTTTAACGGTACTAGACTTGAAAAAGGAACAGTGCTTGAGTTGAAAAAAGGTTTTTCGCAAAAAGGTGACATCGACAAAGGTGTCGCTGACACTTTGGTTGAGCGAGGTGTTGCAGAGATGGTAAAAGATGAACCTGAGCCTAAACCAGCAAATAATAAACCGAGTAAAAAGTAATCTCTCCTCGATAGAGGGAATAGAGAAAGTTTTTGAATGGCTGAGTCGCCCATTGGGTGAGAGGGAGTATCCATGTCTGATACTCCGTGACCCTGATGACCATGTGGCTGACAGTTCACTTGGAGTCACTGAAGCTCATTCTCTGAAGTTGGAGATTGATATTGTGGTTTCTCCTGAAGAGATGGAAGCCGATAAAGTTAGAGAGCTGATACCCTTGGTTAAAAAAGCCGTGGGTGATGCGATTGGGTCTGATGATTTTTATTATCATGGAAGCTACAAAGGTCGAACAATAATTGGAGAGCATAAAGATTATTTTTATTTGGCTTCAAGATTGACTTTTGTAATTGATTTTGAAACAGAGAAATGGAGTGAAAGCTGATGATAACACTTGCAGAACTAGAACGAAGACTAAACAATATTTGTCAGGTTGGAACTATAAGCGAAGTGTATACAACACAACGCTCAAAAGACCATGATAACTACGCTCTGTTTGCCAAAGTCGATGTGATGGGTAGAACAACAGACTTTTTTCCTATTATGACACAGATGGGGGAGTTTAAAAAACATTATGTTCCTCCTTATGTTGGGGAGCAGGTCATGGTGATGTGTCCGTTTGGAAATGCAAATGTAGGCTACATCACGAGAGGGGTTTTTTCTCATGATAAAGAGCCTATTGAGCATTCTGTAAAAGATAGAGAGACCGAGTATATCGAGTACAAAGACGGTACAAAAATTGAAGTATCTCTATTTGATGGAAAAATTAAGATTGATACACCTATGGATATAGAAGTGAATAGTGCCAAAGATGTAAGCATAAAATGTGTAAATGCAACAGTCGAAGCCACTACTGTAAAAGTAGATAGTCCATCTATAGATTTGGGACTTGGTGGTACGGGAGTTGTAACTCAAGAGTCGATTTGCCCCATCATGGGGATTCCACATCTCTTTGGTTCCATGAATACTCGGAGTGCAAAATAATGTTGAGTCCTGATAGAGCTGTAGATAATATTTTGAACCATTTTAAGAGATGTGGATTTAAGGAGATTTCTCACAATAGATGTTTTCTTCTTGCTATTGTTGAAGGTATTTATGATGAGATGATTGAGAATGGAGACATAATCATAAAAAAACCATTAAAAAGCCGTTTTGGAATAGGTGAGATGACATTAGAAGCAGGTTCGCAATTGGCTCTGTCTGATGGTGACGTAGATATTGGTGGGTCTGTTTTTAAAATCAAAAATGGAGAGATTGTGTTTAATAAGATTGTAGAGGAAGAATATCGAATAGTTTAAAAGTTAATATCTATAGTAGGACTACTGTAGATATTAGCTTTTATAGCTAAAAAAACAAAAGATATGGAGAAAGAATGGTAACAGTAGAACAAAATAATACTTCAATTGAAGAAATCACCAAATTGAATCTTGAGAGTCAAAAAAATATGGCTCTCACTATTTTGGCAAAAATAAATGACAGCAAGTATGATGATGCTGAGATAAGAGAGCTTCTAGCAGAGTATGGTGTAGCCCTCAAAGAGGTCAAGGATATGGCTAAGGTTCTTGATGACTTGGAGAAAGGTCAAATAGAGGAGATGCTTTTGAAACTTTTGAATAATTCAAAACTTCAAAGTATTCTATCAGGTATTGCTGTAAATGTTGCAGGAACGAACTATTCCGTAAAAAGTGTTGTTGAAGCATTGGCAAATGTACCAAGAGTCGTGAGAGAGGAGATTCAAGAAAATGAATCTGGTGATACAACTGGAAGAAAGCTAATTCTTGACGACAAAACTTTTGTGATTTTGACAGCCACGAAAACAGTATCTGATGATGAAAATATCATAAGCTTTGCATTCGCTGGAAATGTAAAAGGTTTTCCTGTTGAGATGGGAATGACTCTCGTAAAAAAATCAATCACAGCTGGAACAATTACTGTTGACTCATGGTTGCCAAAAGAGGTTTCTCATCTCACTTTTGACCTTACACAACTACTTAAAGTACCTGTGACAGCTGGAACAAATGAAGAGATTGCAGACACAAATTCTGATGGAACTGTAGGTTAGATATGTTGCACAACTCAGCTGGACTTGAAGAGAGTATAAAACTCAATCAAATTCTTCTCTTTTCAAAGATAGTTGAGTTGGCGGATAGAATAGCCAACAGCATATCAGTAGTAAAAACTGAAATGATTGGTCGTCAAGAGATTGATGAAGATGTCTTGAGCTATTCTGAAAAAGATAAAGGTACTCGTTATATCGTATCTGTTGCAGATGAGATAGTACGTCTACTCACTACCCCTCTTGGCTCTAGGGTGATGCGTCCAGATTATGGTTCTGAACTGTACAAAGTGAGAGATAGAGAGCTAAATGGCTATTGGCGACTCATGGCTATAGCGTATACGTTTATAGCTATCAATCGCCACGTGAAACGTGTGAGGTGTCGCAAAGTATTTTTTGAAGTGCTTGGAGATGGAAGAGTTCAGATGAATTTGAGATTGGAGAAGAGGTGAATATAGCTATACCTGATGTTGTAAAGCAGTATGACTATGAATCTATTCTGCAAGGGCATATACTAGAAGTAAAAAAAATCATTCCAGATTGGCATCCAAGTGAGGGTGATTTGATGCTGATAGAGAAACAAGCAGGGGCTTTCAGAGAAATGCACTTAAGGTCAGAATTTAATGAACTTGCTCGTGCTTTTTTTCTTTCAACTGCAAAAAAGAATGACCTAGATAACTACGCTACTTTTTACGGCTTGGAGCGTTTAAAAGGCTCGAAGCCCACAGCGAAATACAAGTTTGAGTTGACCTCGAAACTTGATTATACGGTGATGATTTCAAAAGGCTCTAAACTCACAGATGATGGTGGCACAAAGATTGGTGTTCTCCTAGATGACATAGTATTTGAAGTGGACAATGAGTTGAAAATTGGAACAGTTGAGCTTGATGAGTATGTTCGGACATCAAGCGTGACACTGACTACATTTCAAACTCCTCTGCCTTATGTTGCTTCTATATCAAAGCTAGATGCTTTTGTGAATGGAGCTGATGCTGAAGACGATGAACATTTTAGAAAAAGAATTCTACTCTCCCTAGCAGATAAATCCACAGCTGGTAGCGAAAGAACGTATCAAAGTTATACCTATAAGGCAGATTCTAAAATAGAAGATGTTTCAGTCTACTCTATAGTACCAGGAGAAGTGCTTGTTTATGTGTATGCTCCTAGTAGTAGTGAGCATACATTGGAGCGAGTTCGCAAAAGTCTAAATAGTGAAGATGTTAGACCTCTAACTGACAAGCTAATAGTCGGTTTTGCAAAAGAGGTTTTTTATGCAATAGATGCAACACTGAAAATATTTGAAAATAGGAATTCTGCTCAAATATACATGAATGCTATGAAGAGTTTAGAAGTAGGATTAAAAACTATTGAGAAGATTGGTGCAGATATAACCATTAGTGAACTAAACGATTTTCTAAGAGTAGAGGGAGTAAAAGAGGTTGTTTTTGCCTCTCCTTTGAAACGTTTAGATATTGCTAGAAATCAAATAGCAATCTGCTCTTCAAAAAAAGTAAATTATGAGGTGTATGATGAGCAATACTAATACCTCCTATAGACCAATTTCGCTTTTGCCAAAAAACTACCCTATTGAAGAACATGCACTTGACATTGCTACAGGCATTCGCATAGATGGAATTTCTGTTGATTTGCAAAAAATCAAAACCCTTGCGAATCCTTTCGAGTGTCCTATTGAGTTTCTCCCTGTATTGGCTCATAGCTTTGGGGCTGATTTCTATTGGGAACTTGAAAATTTGAGTGAAAAGCAACAGAGAGAGTATGTAGCAGACACTCTGCGATTGCATCAAAAGAAAGGTACAAAGTGGGCTATTGATAGGGTTTTGGAGATTTTGAATCCTGAAAATGAGACAAAAATATCAGAGTGGTTTGAGTATGGGGGTGACCCATACTATTTCAGGGTAAATTTGGTTCTCAATAGCAAATCAAAAAAAAAATATGGGGCTATTGCTTTTGAAGAACTCAAAAAATATATTTGGAAATACAAAAATGTCAGGAGTCACCTTGATAGTTTTATGTTAGAGATACCTGTATCTGTCTCTACAGAGATAGGTAGTGAGTCTTCTCTATCTCTCTATCTTTCAAATAAGATTAATTTAGTTGATAAAGCAGGAGCTATAGAGTTTGCCATTGCAAATATACATGAAATTGAATTGCAAAATAGTATCTCTTTGGCAAAAAAGATGACTCACATGGATATTTCGTATGGGGCTATTAATAATTTATCTCTGGAGTGTGATTTTGTTTTAGAGGATGAA